ATAATTCTTTAGTTATTTTTTTTAAAGTTTCATAAAAATAATTAACATCAGTATTTAAAGAATTCATTTCTTTATTTAAGCTTTTTAAAGCAGCTTCAGCTCCTTTAACCCCACCTCCAAAACTAGCTATAGCTTGATCTATATCCTTGAAAAAATCTCCCCCTAACGATGCTACACGTCTATTTAAATCTTCTATTTGTTTTTTTAAATCATCTGTATCTGCCATAATATGCTATTATATCATATAAATATTAAAAGCGCCTATTTTTTAGGCGCCTTTGCTGTATATGTTGGTTGTTTTGAAGCTATGTTCGGTCGTGATACTTCCTTATTATTTTTATTCTGTAACATGTTTGATTGCTTGCTTTCAGCTTCTCTAACTTTTTCGTAATGTTCTTTTAAAGTTTCAAATGTGAATCGACGCAACCAAAGTGGCATATTATATATAGTATTCCAATCATACCCGCCCTGACCATTAAATACTATTTCATGTATTTGTCTAAATACATGTAATCTATAGCCCTGAGTCAGGCCAAAAAAAGTTAAGTGAAATAGGAATATCTATGCCCTCCCCAACATAGTTTTCATCTTCAGGGGTGTATCTCATATCGATATCTGGGGATATTTGTCCGTAGTATTGGCGTAATGATCTAGCATCAGGTGCTAATAAATAATTGTCAACGAAATCACGAATTGATTTTTGTTCACGGTCACCATTTATAGAGGTAATAATATATTTCATTTTTGTTGAAACATCTGATGTAACGTCTGGTCTAATTTTTTGTAAACCTTTAGTTTCAGCTTCTATTCTTTGTTCGTCGCCGTGTGTTAATATCTTAAAAGTAATTGAATTTCCTGATTTAGGTAATGTGAATGGAAAATCATTAGTACCTTCTTTAAATAAAGAAAAATTAACTTCTTTATCTTTTAATTGTGTCAAATCGACTGTAACTTCTTTACCATTGTAATTTACATTATAATCTTTACCATATCCTAAAATACGAGCAGCGATTAATAATGCATTTTTATCACCTACTAATAAATCATTATAGTTGATATCAGTAACGATTAATTCTTTAAGTAATTTATCTAATACGGTACCTTGACGAATATAGTTAGCATTAGTAAGAATATCTTCATGCTTTGCTGTCATATATTTCATTTCGATTTCACCTTTAGATAGTGGTGATTCTTTAGGATACAATAAACCTTTGGATGGTAATGTAACTGTTTCGGTTGGAATTGTAAATTCGGCCATATAACGTTTTTATTTGTTGTATATATAAATATATGCAAAAAAAAGACGTTTGCCAAAGCAAACGTCCCTTTTATATAAATTGAATATAAATTAGAAATTCAATACGCAGTAGTCCATAGCGATTGTAGCTGTTAGATTAATTGCTGCTTCGTTAGCCCAATCGTATTCACCGAATGTAGCTGTTTTAACGTAAGCACCTTTAACTATCCACTCACCTACGATATCACCTACTGGGCCTAAAATGTCTAATGTTAAGTCTTTTTTGTAAAAATCAGAATATCCGTCACGACCAGTTACTGATTCGTGAGCCAAACGAGCCCATTCCATTACTGCTTGCGCACCACTTGGAGTTACGGGATCGTATAAGTTTAAAGTCATATCATTCCAACGTACTTTACCTTTTACTTTACGGTAAACGTTGATATGATCTAATATGATTTCTCCAGCTTCGAATCCAGGTGCTGTTGCACTCTTGATTAAGTATGCTGGGATACCATCTATATACATAATGAAACGATTCTGAACTTTTGGTTCAAAAGCGGTAAACATTATTTCATTTGCATCTAATACTGCCATTTTATGTTAAATTTAATTGCTATTAATAAATATTAGGAACCACATTCCCCTATGCAGGGAATGTAGCGCCAGTTGGTAATATGTTAAAGTTCAAGATTATAAATTCAGCAGTTTTAGTTGGTTGAATGTATATTTGACCTACTAATTGATTTCTATCGATTACATCAGCTGTGTTATTTGTATCATCCATAATCACTCTGTAAGCGTATAAACCTTGTCTTTGTACTACTGATTCCATGTATGGATTAACTTGAGCTAAGAATCTATTACGAGTTACATTTGTATTTTGTTCGAATACTAAAGCGTTAGATACTTGACCAATATAGTCTTTTAATGAAATCAATAAACGTCTTACATTAACACGATCTAATGATGTAGCTTTACGTTGTAATGTCTTTTGACCGAATATTACAACACCTTCACCAGGGAATGTAGCTAATGGGTTAACGTTTGCGTTATATAATGTATCGCGATCTGATTGAGATAATTTTCTTTCAACTTTCAATACTGATGGAATACCACCTCTATTGATACCTGCAGGAGCGAACCAAGGTTGAGCTACTTGATCATTGAAAGCATAAACACCACCTACTACTGTTGAAGCAGGAACCCAAGTTGCTTTACCTAAGTTTGAATTATATGTTTGAGCCCAAGGCCAATATGTTGCTGCGTAGTTACTTGATTGACCAGCGGCGTTGTTAGCTGCTGTAGCAACTGGTCTACCATATAAGTCATTATCAATGATTGCAATTGCATCACCACGACCTTCAACTGTTGAAATCATAGTTGATGCTGCAGCACCTGTTAATGTAACACCTGGAGCTAACAATACATTGAATTTAAAATCATCCTTATTAGTTAATAAGTTGAATGCTGTAATGTAATCATCAGCTGAAAATCCTTGAATGTTACCTGCAGATCCTGTATTGTATGTAGTACCTAAACCAATATTCTCATTAAATTGAGCAATTGCGTTTGTTGCTACTGCACCACCTGCAAATGAACCACCATAAGAACCACTACCTAAAGCTGGTAAAGAACCGCTATATGTAGCTGCTTTATAGTTACCATTATTGTCGATTGAATCAACTTGTGGAGTTACTACTGATGCAACACGGATGAATTGAGAAGCATTTGTATAAGAACCAGTTTGGTTAATATATGCTTTACCATCTGTATTATCGTAAGTGTAAACATATTTTATATCACCAATTACACGTGAAATGTAGTTTGGTAAATTTGGATCTAATGATAAGTTAGGCCAAGTTTCAAGATAATTCTTTTGAGCGTTGTTGTCGTTACCTGCACGAACAGCTAAAGTAAATGTACCACTACCAGTGTTTACATTTGTTACTTCCCAACGAACATTGTTTGTATTACCTGAAGCTAATGAACCACTAGTTAAACTAGATGTGTTATTCATTACATCACCCCAAGTCAATGTTTCAATTGTAAATGAATTTGTAGTAGAACCAGAAACGAATGCAGGAACAACTGAGCTAGCATAAGTACTAACGTTTGCTGAACCACTAATTACTCTAGTTACTAGTAATGTTTGACCACCGTTTTGGAAAAACTCACGAGCAGTTTGTGAAGTAAAGTATTCGTAATAATAACTACCACTTTTAAAACTTTCACCAAACTTTGATGCAAACTCACTATATGAACTTACATAAGTTGGTACAAGTGGAGTACCTTTTACTGTAGGACCTACAACTGCTGTCGCAGTACCTTGTATTCCTCTTTGTACTAAACTCTGATCACTTTCGTTCTGGAAGACGCCAGGGCTTATAATTTTTTCTGCCATTTTGTATTATTGTTTTTGGAATTTATTAGGATTGACCTAATAATAAATATCTAAAAACAGCGACAAAATGCGAATTATTGTTGAACAGGTGTAATTTCTCCGTTTTCAGGATTTATCGCGCCAGTACCATATTTAGTTTGCAATGTCGATACTAGTGCCATTTCTTTTGTTTCAATGGTTTCTAAATCACTAACTAAAGCTGTTTTATCTTCGCGTAATTTTGCGATTTGCTTTTCAAGTGTTAAAATTTGCGTTTCAGCAACGCCAATTTCAAACACAGTTTGATTGTACTTTGATTGTAAATCTTTTACAGATTGTAATTCTTCGGGTGTTAATTGTGACATAACGATTTATTTTTCCCATTTAGCTAATGGGCAAGCTTCTTTACCTGGTTTAGGTGAAAATATTTTTTTAGATAGCGGACAACCACATTCACCACAAAAGTGTAAATCTAGTGATGGTGTATGAGATTTGCTAGGGCAATCGTCACAGACGCTTGCTCTATATTCTGCTATTAGTTTTTGCTCAGGCGTGGGATTAGCCGCAGCCATCCACGCCTTCGCTATTTCAACTAGTTTATTCACCTACTTTGATCAATTTGAAGAAAATGGGATAGTTACCATCTGATTCAACGTTCTCAAATTCATCTAACTTGAAAGCATTGTGTTCGATTTCTTTGTCCTCTTGAAGTAATGTATTGAATTCATTTTGAAATTCAACAAATTTTGGATTTACTTCACGGCTAACTGTTTCACCTTCTTCGTTCGTAACGATGTTGATATACATTGGAATACTGATATTACCAGTTTCGTCTGTTTCACCATGTTTTTTAATCAATTCTTCTTTGATTTTTTCAATAGCTTCTTTTTCAGCTACTACTTTTTTAGATAGATCACTTAACCAATATTTAGTGGTTAATTTGATTTTCTCACTCAATAAACCTTTAGATACTACCTCTCCTGTTTGTTGATTGGTAACACCATTTAATTCTGAATCCAAATTGTAGAATTCGAATAATTTAAAACTGATTTTTTCCATATTACTTTTTAGTTGTTTTTTTAGCGGCTTTTTTAGCTTTAGGTGCTGTTGCAGCTTCTACTTTAGCGACTACTTCTTTAACTTCTTTAACTGCTGGGGCGATTGTTGATTCAACCTTCTCAATAGTTTCAGTAATTTTTTTCTTGTTGTTGTTATATACTAAAGCAACTACTACAGCAATAACAATGATTGAAATTAATACTAACATATTATTTGTTTATTTGTTTGATATAAATATATACAAGAGATAGGAAAACTAATCCTTGTATTGTTCTTTTATTTGTTTTTGTTCATCCTCTGTAAGATACGCATCTATTCTATGGTAGCCAAAGGAT